CTACAGATATCCTCTGCTTGGAACTCAATGGTTTCAAAGGATGGCATGTTATTAATGACCCTCATGAAGTCTACAATACCATTCTTCTCAGCTGTCTTTGTGAGGTCAGTTTGAGTAGCGTCACCACAGAAGTAAATCTTAGAATTCTCACCCACCCTAGTGATAATACTATCAAGTTCATGGAAGTTCAGATTCTGAAACTCATCGATGATCAAGATGGCGTTATCAAATGTAGTACCACGAATGAATGATGTACTCCAGAAACTAATAGTTCCTTGTGCCTTGAGATTGGCATACAACATCTCAAAAGAATTATCATCTGGCATCTCGAACATGTACTTCACCATATTTTTATATGGTATCTGGTACAGAGATGACTTGTCCTCATGGTCACCTGGAAGGAAACCGATCTCCCTGGTAGCCACAAGGGATCTGACGATATAGATCTTCTCGTAGGGTGTCTTAGGGTCTAGAACGTCCAGAAGGGCGTTGTAGAGGGTGATAAAGGTCTTACCTGTACCAGCCACACCATAGGCTACAAGATTCTGATCCTTCCCATACTCCTTGAAGAACTTTTCTTGATTGTCCGTGAGTGGTTCAATCTTTTTAATATAATCAAGGTTGATTGGTTTCTTCCTTTTCATTGCCCTATTACTTGTACCAAATGGAACAGGGTTTGTACCAATACCGGACTTACTCTTTCTAGGCATATTCAATCAATCGTAATGTTTCAGGTTTGACCCTGGTTGTTGCTTAGCTTTTCCAATAACATCTTTCCACCCAGGATGTTTAGTATAAAGTTTACCAAGTGGATCTCCCATTTCAATTCCAAGTTTGGGAGAATTCTCTGGAGTATAATATCTCGACCAGTCTGGATTATCTTTTCTCCACTGGTCCCAATCATGAATACTCATCACAACTTCTTTGGTTTCCCCAGTTTCGTTGTGTTTCACAGGATATGTAGCCATTACTACCTCATAGTGTTTTTATATTTATTACCAGTCCATAGCCTCTGCAATGGAAGGGAATTGATCAATAAAGATCTTCTTACATCCATTTGCAATGTCCATGTGTTCTTTCTGAGTTCCATTAGAGGCTCTCAGATCGATATAATGTAACCAACTGCGAACTGATCCTGTCATGTAAAGTTTAGTTGGTGTAGCCAAAGGTAATACAAAACGTGCACATTCCTTTGCCACGCCTGCCTCTAACATCTGTTGGTAAAGAGAGTTGGCTGAACTAAACAGAGTAATCATCTGTCTGTTCAGTTTGTCTACAATCTCAGGATCAAGATCATCAATAGAGTTCTGACGATTCTTATCATCCTGACGACGAAGTTCTGGTAGTTCAATCTCACCTAAGAAGGATGTTGATGCATACCTCTGTGAAAATTCTTGAAATGTAAACGAACGGTGGCGCAGGATCTGTGCTGCTATACCACGATTGGTAGTGATCTCAAGAGTCATGAACGCCTGTTCAAAGATACTCCAGTGTTGATGTTTGATACAATACTTAAGTAGACCAGAAAACTTTTCATTATCCTGGTTGTTTGGATTACTCACCCTAGCACAATATGCTATATGTTTTTCAGCATCGGGTGTAACCGATACCAATTTAGCTCCGGGTTTCATCTTCTCTTTTGGTTCCATTGGGTTTCCTTCTCGAATCACAGTTGTTACACCAGTATGAATAATTATACTTGAATCCTTCAACAATTTGAAAGAAGTTTTCATCTAATGGATATTCCGTTTTGCATTTAATGCAAACCCTTGTCTTCGGTTTTCCTGATTCTTTTAACTGATTTGAGTTCTGACTTAATCCTTTGGTAAGCTTCTTCGGGAGTAATCCTACCAGCCAATTCCATTGCACAAATAATTTCAACTTGAATACCAAACAATCTTAGAGCCTTTTCGTAATCATTATTTAAATTGTACATTAATTAATATTTGAAAAATAAGTCTTAAAATAAGAATCTATACCATGGTGAATTTTATTTCCCTGACTCACCCAGGTATGAACACATTCGTAAATATCCTTGGTCGAGTAAGGTGCCTCTTCAATCCTTGCTCCACCATACTTATTTAGTAATATTGATAGGCACTTCTGCCTAAGTTCCATTCGGTCATCAGAATACCGCCAATCTTTATTCATCATCTTCGAATACCTCGTCGTAATCTGGGAGTGGAGGAAGATCTTCTTCAAGTCTTGATGTGTATGCAGTCGTATCAGAGTACACTTCAGACTCCAAAGCATCAACTAAAAGTTTTAGATTTCTTACAATCATTTTTAGTTTGTCTTTATCCATAAAAAAAGGGGGAGCTACCTCCCCCTAGTATATCAGACATTTAAAACAATGTCAATTATTTGATGTAAGTACGACCACGATAGCAAAAGGTGCCATGGGTTTCACTTGACTTCACACAACGTGTAACATACTCAACACCACGATATGCGGTATGAGTAATCTGTGCGTCATGAAGAGCAGATGCTTTGTTGATCTGCTTCTTGATCATCTGAAGTGTGTTCATTGTGATACTCCTAAAGTAGTTGGTTTTTTAAGACCCGTTCCTTTAGTCGTTTGCGTCCCAATACCAATCACATTGTGGTACAGAGTCCTTTATGGTCTCAACAAGCTCAATCTTAACATTATTGGAGAGACTTGCATTTGAATCAATTCTCAACATAATGGCATCGGCTTGCGTACATGTGAGTGTTGAATAGAATAGAAATTCAATCATGGGATGAACGCTCCGTTCCGCGACTTACTTGCGTCAGACCTATGGTCTGATGAACGACAGGTACATTATATACCCTCATTATTATTTAGTCAAGTCTTCATAAAAATCCACATTGACCTAGGTGTTGTAGTGTTTCTTTCATACTACCAATATGTTCATACCCAATAGAAACCTGTGGGTATGTTGCCTCTTCTCCAAACTCAGATACAAAGGCTCTCTGATCAAAATCTACATCCAAAATATACTCATGGAATTCACCATCAAGTGATCTGAGAAGAGAGGCCATCCTCTCACACTCTTGACTTCTGTTTGAATAGATTACTGCCTGCATCAGTTTTTCTCCTGTTGGTAGTGTTTGATTATCCTTTCAGCTTGTTTCTTGTCTATACCACAAGGTGCATTCTTTAAACAGATAAGAATACATTCCTCATCCGTGATAGTAGGTTTAATAGTAAACCCCCACTTATCATATTCGACACCAGAGGGAGCTTCTACATCATTAGCAATTCTAAAAAGGTCAGTCACGTTGTCTCCAGTCGTCAGGTTTGTCTTGTTGAAACCAGTTCTTAATATCGTCAGCACTATCGAATCCCGTTCTATGATTGGATGGGTCGGGATCACCTAGTCCCATCCGATTCATAAAATCATCCATACTACCTTCTTCGATACTCTGAGAGTGTTGGCGTCTTGCCATCTTCAACATTTCATTAGCAGATGTATTTGCCTTAGCCAGTTTCTGTGCCCAAACCATATCATCTAACTTTACTTCTTCACCATTAGCAATACACTTACAGATGAATTCTAATTTTAGTCTATACTGAGTAGAAAGCATATACTATTTCTCTTTCCAATATTTATTTGTAGAAAAATACAATTTATAGTATCTCTTCTTCATCTCCTCTAGAGTTTTCATATCCTCACCAAACCCCATATACTTTAGAAGTTGATAGGATCCTTCCAGATCACTAATCAACCTCAGGATATTAGCAGGATGTTTTTCCAGTCCACCAAATTGATAATCAGAATCCTGACTCATGAGCTTCATCAATCATCTTAGATACAATCTCTTCATTACCATCCATAGTCTTGACTGCAAACAGACTTGACTTCTGATACTTCTTAATCTTCTTATACTTCTTGACGAGTGCCTGAACCTCATCAGGATTCATATTAAGACCTTCGAAGTTGATATCAAAACCATTACTCATCTGTCTTACCATTCCATAGTTTAGGGTTCGCTGTTCCAGCACTCTGAGTAATACTAATCAATCCTTTCTTGTACTTGTCGTAGTACCGATCAAAGATATCTACGACCTTGATGGACTGGACAACATCATACTTTGTCTCACCACCTTCCACATAAGTTACAAGATAGGCATTGTTAGGGAGACTCCTATCTTTTGCCTTGGTTGAATCACAATTCTCGAAAATGAATCTCACCTTCTCTTTAGTCATCAAGAGCGGCCTCCCCATTGGATGTCAGGAAATGCTTTTGATACATTGTCCTTAGTAATTTTGTATTTGGATGTAAGGTTACCATCCTTAACCAAACAGATGATTTCTGCCTCGTCAGGATGTAGTCCCTCCAACATCTGAATAAACATTGACTCACGACGAGTCTTACTCAGTTTATCATTACCACCTTTCACAAAGTGATAAAGGTTTTTCCATTCTTTACGAAGTGATGTGTGATCTGTACCGATAGGTACTTCATTCTTATTGAAGGGTACTTCACCTTCTGGTAACAAACTCAAAACAGTTTCGTCAAAGTTCCAGATCAAAATAGAAGTAAGTCCATCGTTACGATACTTCTGAAGTACTTCTACTTTCTTTGCAACACTTTTCTGTTTCGATGCTTCCGCAAGAATCTCATGAACGAAAGCGTTAGCTGGAAGCTCTTTAGTCTTTGTTGATGTAGCCATAGTAATTAGGTTTCTCGTTTCAGTATAGTATATTTATTTCACTCGTTCAATGGTCCGTCACTGCTGTTAAAATCCTCAGGGTTTTCAAACCTAAGGGCAAATATCTCATCAGCAATAATGTTTCCATGTTCATCAAACATCTCTGGGTGCATTGGAACAAACTTTGAATCTCTCTGTATTACATACTCTTTTGCAATCCATCCAACGATAGACCCGAGTACCAAGAACATTAGTGAAAATAGTGCACTGAATGTAAGTGTGATTGCCAACATTTTATTCCTCCTGTTTTTTGATATCAAATATTATATCAAATGATAGATAGAAATCCCTTTTGAAAAGAGAAACCATCTTACCAAAATTAATTTGAAAAGTTTTTGGTTCTGGTTTTCTTCTCCTTCTTAGCAAAAGTTCTGCCCCTCTATCTGGATGAGGTTCATTGTTGATCTTGTTATTTAGAAGTTTTTCTCCTCCCTGATCTTTTTTCTTTTCCATACTGCCAGCAATCCTGTAAAATTTGCTCAAGAAAATTCTTGATCTTTCTTGCTTCTGGTTTACCTAAGTGTCCATAAGCCTCTCTCAATTGTTTGTGTTGATCATCGCTACCACCTTCAAGATAGTCTTCAAGATCATATATGGTTAGAGTGATACTCTTAGCAGTTTCACTCTCCAAAAAAGCATCAACATCTTTCTTTGTTGCTTTATTTGATTTTAATAGATCATACATGTTGAGCATAATCTTTCCATTCTTGAATACACAATCAATGGAACTCTCAACAATACTCTCTACTTCCCATATGTTATCCATTATAGTAGTTTATTCTCCCTAAGATACTGTACAGTTTCATTACATCCACCGAGTAATGTTTCGTTATTTAGTAAAACTCTTGGGAAAGTTGTCTTTCCGAACCTACTAATGAATTCTTCACGAGTAAAGTCAGTATCAAGTTTGAGTTCAACATACTTAACCTCCGCTAGTTCTAGAGCTCTAATAACTTTAACACAGAAAGGGCAGGATGGTTTTGAATATACAGTATATGTCATAATAATATAAGAAGTGGTATTAATACAATAAAAGTAGATACAGAAATACCCCCAACAACATTAAGAAGTTGAGGGATGATACTAACGGGTTCAGTCATTAAGTGCTGTGAGATAATCTAAAGAACAAAGTTTACTCTCATAACCAGGATAAAACTCTTGAACTTTCTGAGGTACAGCCATCACTGTTGGGAAACCACTGGATACATGTGTGTATACAGTTTTGGTTTCTTCATTAACATAATGAGGCCAAGGATACTTGAGTCTCTTACGTGGGTTACTGATCATAATTTTCGTAGGTAAATGTTTTGTTTTTAATCTTGGTATCGAATTCACCAGTCTTACCAGGCTTCATCTTACCAGTTTTCATCCTCTTATTCATACCAGGGAAGTCACTTTTATTAGTGCCTACCAGAGCGGCATCTCCCTTAGATTTCTTCTTGAGGAGTACACTATCCTGATCGTACTTCTTACCAAGTTTCTTCATTGTTTTGGAGAAACGTTTCTTACCCATCTTACCAGAGGAGACCACATGTGACCTCTCTCCGACCTTCCTTTCACCCTTCTGTCCTTTGTTCTCTGTGTATCTACCATCTACTTTGGTAGCACCAGGAAGACCAGCTCCACGAATGTCCTTATCTAGTTGTTTAGATCTGGCTGCATTCTGTTTCTTGGTCATATCTCCACGTTGAGCAGACATGATACCCATACCACCTTTAGAATCTTTCTGACGGATTCTATTAAGTGAAGACTCCTGCATGAATTCTAGGAAAGTCATTTGAAATATTAACTCTATTGAGTTATTTATTTTTCTGGATAAGTGATGGAAACTCTACGATAAGTTGTGGGTTCTTCGTGAGTATAGTGTACTACATACTCCTCAACAAGTTCACCTCCAAGATCATTGGCTATTTCCTTCAGTTGTTTCTCGTACTTCTGGTGTTGCATAAGTGTTCTCTTTAGGGGATCGTGATAGGTTTTTGATAACAATGAAAGCATCTTTGTTATATACTCTCTCACCAAACTGACGAGACCACCTAGGATTTACACCCTCAGCCTGATGGATGCCAGAGATGGCAGTTCCTCCAACCTCAACTTTAACATCATCCTCAATACTCCATCCAAGAGTATCAATCAGTTTAGAGAGTTGTTCGACAATGGTTGGTTCTGACATGATACGATCCTCAGGTTCAAGATTACCATTCATTCTTCAGTAGCCTCCTCAATGATTGATTGAATACGTGAACTACGTGATACCTCACGGGTATTCACTTTTCTAAATGCAGAATTTAGAACGATACCTACAGACACAAGACCGACAAATCCAATGACTGCCAGAATGATGTCAGAGTTAGTAAAGAGGTTCCAGGTTTCCATTGGTTGGTTTGTTTTCTACCCTTCTAATATAGGGGAAACCTGGAGGAAAGTCAATAGGCAGTGGACAGTTTCAATTCCGGCTCTCACACCAGAAGATCACATCCTGATTTGGATACAGATCATTCCAAGTTTTTACATACTCATTGGCATCTTGCCTTGTTTTAAATACACCTTCCAGATGAGCACCATACCCTGCTTCTAATGCATCAGGGTTTCCTGAGTATACTCGGTAGTTCATGGCTTAATAATACTCTCACTATCTTTTTCAAAAATCTCCAAACCTTTATCGGTAAGGATGTGATCATACATCTGATCAAAGATCTTAGGTGGCATAGTAACAACCTCTGCACCATTGTACCAAGACCTCACTGCACGTTGCACAGTACGGATAGAAGCCGAGAGGATCTGTGTCTTGACACCATGGATACGATAGAGGTCTGAGATACCCCTGACCACCTCTAAACCAGCCACCTGCTGGTCATCCAACCTACCCACAAAAGGACTGACGTAGGTGGCTCCTGCCTTCGCTGACAACACTGCCTGTGGTAGAGAGAAGATCAATGTTACATTGACCCTGATACCTTCATCAGATAGTGCCTTGCATACATCTAAACCTTCTCTAGTACAAGGAACTTTGATGGTAGCAACATCACCAAACTTAGAAGCAAGTCTGATGCCTTCATTCAACATCTCATAGTAACCTCCCATCACTTCCATACTGATATCTTTGACACCAATATCTTTGATCTGTTGATACACATCCTCAGGGTTACGATGACTCTTTGAGATCAATGTGGGATTAGTAGTCACACCATCTATAAGTCCTGTTGCAAAATATTCTCTGATTGCATACACATCTGCTGTGTCTAAAAAAATCTTCATGATAGTTTTATTTGTCCTCTAGTTTGTTACAACCTCTTGGTTTTGTTCCAAAGGCTTCTGATCCTTGTCCATTATTATCAGTCCTAGGACTTCCTTCGTTTTTCTTTTTGGTCCTTTGATAACTCAATGATGGGTATCTATTGATGAATATGTCAGGGCACCAATAGGTTATCAACCAATCTATTGTTGGATTCAACCTTATGTGCTCTTCTGCAGAATGAGGGAAAGACCCAATCTGAACATATCCATCATGACTTATACAATGATTGTCGTCACTATCAAAGATATACAGTGTCATGGGGAAAATATCGACAACACAAATAGCATGATACCAAAGAAAAGGAAGTACGTCAATATGAGTAACATCTGTTAAGGTGTTAACTATACTATTTTAGGCATAAAAAAAGAGGGAGTAAACCCTCTGTGTTGATATCATAACCTATAATTTAATTAGTAGTAGTAGCGATACTCACATCGCCACCACCAAAGAAGACATCACCGAATATGGTTGGTCCAACTTCATTATTGAATGCACTAGCGATGAATATGGGATTACCATCCTGTGCACTATCTACAGTTGCAATAACCTCAGAGTTAGTAAAGTCATATAGATCTACAGTATCGTTATTATGATATCTCAATCCAATTTGAGTAGAACCAGGATTTGGATTAACCCATTCTTGGTCAGAACCACCAACATAATTTGAGTTGCTGGTATTAATAGTCATACCATTCATATCAGGACCATCAATATCTTCATCTCCACCAGTTTGATAACTCCAGTCCCATGGCGCAAACGCTTGTGTATCAAGATCATCACTATAAGGAGGATTACTGGTTTTCCATATTCCAACTCTATGGTTTCCAGTAACAGCTGAAGAGGTACTCCACTTCATTTGATATCCCTTAGGGAGACCATCTTTGTGTCTTAGAACAGAATCTCTTTCAATTCTGAGTGTATGTGCGTCTGCGTGCTGACCAGTTGAAAGACCAACTACAGTGCTAGGGAATCCATTGACTCTCCACTGACCCCATGGGTTATACCATGGCTCACCTCTATTGTGTTTTATGTTATTATGGTAAACATACTCCCAACCATAAACTTGAACACCAGTGGCAGTAGGAACATATGATCTTTCACCACCAAGAGTAACGAAGATTGGATTACCATCTAAAGTAGCATCAGCAGTAGCAATAAGTGTTCTCACACTATTGATCACAGTAAAATATTTTAACTTATTAGTTCCATGTTCATATCTAATTCTGAAATCTGTACCACTATAATCGGTTGACAAATCAGCACCAGTATTCAGTGTGACTGCAGAAGTTTGTTCTGATTGTGGTCTAAGAGTTCCATTTCTATGGAACTTCAATCCAATCAAAGTGGTATTATCACTAGCAACATATCCAATAGTAAAGTTTTGGTAACTACTATGAGAAGATGTAAGGGTAGGTACAGTCCATTGGAACTCGTGTCCAGGTCTCATCTTCTCACCCCAAGTAACTCTCCAGACAGAACTGTTAAGTACAGATTCATTAGCATCAACCCATCGCGTAAATGGTTTTACTTTATCACTTGTTGCGGTCCATGAAAGTCTTGACGATCCTATTGTCCAATCACGATGATCACAATACCATTGAGCCCCATTCCAATCAGGTTCAAATTCAAATGACAGAAAACTTAAATTTGATGAACTACCGACTGGGAGAATGTATGGGCAGACATCATTACCATCATAATCATTATCACCAGTAACGATTACTTCATCAGTATCTTCATCAAAGATATCCCATGAGTTATCCAAATGATATCTCCAAGAAAGATTTCTAGCAGGAATAGGTCTTGTTTCAGTCATATCATCATACAGAGAGGTATAACTAGTGTTCATACCACATATTTCATATGCATGAATCTTCTCAAACTGTGAGATTCTCCAAGTCATATCACCATTAGTATAATTATTGGAATCTGGATTGGTCAGAGTACCAGGACCAGTGTAATCATTGGAATAGTAAATGTTTTGACCGTTTGTAGGAACACTAAACTTAAGTTTCATTCCAGGTCCGAAACCATAGTTGTGTTTCCATACATCAGCGCCTTTAAACCCGTCACGAATATGGAGTGATCCAGCAACATAGGGACTAGATCCTGCTGAAATCTTTGTATATTCTGATGTTCTCTTTTCACTAACTCCACCAGGTTCATAACCATCTGTATGAGAAGTAAAGTGAATATAAGTTTCTGTTACTCCCATGCCTACAGTAGCACTATCAATATGCCAACTGTGTGGACCATCAATTTCCCACAACTGAATCTTGTTAGTTTCATAATCCCATCTAAGAGAATGGGTTAATGAACTTCCTGAGAGATCAATACTTCTGCCCAGTTGAATACCTGTAATACCATAAGAGGAATCACTATCATTTGATATAACACTATTTGGTTTAAAGTACCACTTAGCTGTCCACTTACTAGGACTAGTAAGAGTACCAGTTTCAGTTGTACCACTATTCCAAATACCAACTTGCCAGTGGTGTGTTCCAGCAGTAAGGATTAGTTCATCACCCTTCTTCAGTTTCTCACCATAGAATAATGGACCACTACTCCAATTGTGAATACTAGTAGCTGCTGCCCCAGTATTGTGGTAGAACATTTTAGCTGATGAAACTCCAGCAACCCCCATCAGGTTACTCATATCTACATCAACAAATGATGCATCATTTAGAGTAAGTCTAAGAGTTGTATTTCCAATACCAGTTACAATACCACTAGTGACAGGATTTCCTGCACCGCCTCCACCAGAGGTAGGAGCTATAAGGGATAGTGTCTTGCTAGATCTAGTTACTGTAGCAAACCCAACAAAGTCAAGAATATTGCCCTTACCTAGGGATACACCATCCTTCTTAAGTTCAATATCATTAGGAGATGAGGTTCCCAATCCATTGATATAATTAATGACTTGGGTCATATCATACCCAAGACCACTTACTAGTCTTGTACCACCTTCATTTTCAATAGAAGAAATACGAAGTCTTCTAAAAATTCTTCTGGGAGTTATACCATCTCTCTTTACTTTGTCAATTCTACTAATGGTAATACGAGAAGTAGATGTGACACCCTTACGAACATATACAGATGCCTGCACAACACCACCAAGGGGTGCTGATCTTACTCTTCTACCAGTATCAAAGATAACTCTACCTTTGTCGCCATCTTCGTAAATCTTAACTCCCATGATTCTCCTAGTTGTCTACTGATACGGTTACTGCTTTCATCTCAAGTTCTCCCTCATCACTTGGTTTTGCCTCAATGTGGAAACTTCCTGCATCTGATGTTGATATACCTGTTAAAGTAGCACCAACAAAGAAAGGAATCAAAATCTCACCAGGATACACTTCAGCAGCACCCTGTGTAACGAGCAAGGCCTGCTTATCAATACTAAAGTTAGTTAGCCCAGTTCCTTGAGTGGATGTATTGGTAGTGAAGAACAATCTAATGTCCAGGTCACTATCATCAACGTCAGGAGTCCAATCGAATGCAATTCTGACAAGACAATTAGCACCAGCACTCATACCTGCCAGAGAGAATTCTGTTTGACCAGTACCAATAGTAGCACCTGAACCAACATATGGATTACCATTATTACCAGCTGTCATCTGGTGTGTTTGATGGTTATATGTTGCTGCTACTTGAGGCTGAAGAAGACTCCACACATCCTCAGGTAATTCCTGTACAGTGTTAGCAACACCAACTGAATATGCATCAGTAGTGTATGCATAATAACCTTGAGAGCAATCTGTTACAAAGTTGGAATATGCTACAGATGATATACCAGTAACAGAAGTACCATCATGAATAAGAAGCTCACTGGTTGTAGCAGAACCTACAGTAACAATACCAGCAAGTGATGTACCATCGCCAACAAATGAAGTTGCAGTTACAACACCAGTTGCAACGATTCCACTACGAGCAGTAATAAGACCAACCGAATCAATATTCTTTACATCTTCTTTTGTTAGTGTACCACCAATAGAAATATTACCAGTGATTTCAAAATCACCAACAACCTTACTGGTAACAAAACCTACATCATTAGTCAGTTCACTTAATGAATTAAGTGTGTTACCTCCAACACCACCAGTCCAGATACCGGCAACTGCATCATACTGAAGAACTCTACCGTTAATAAGAGCAGTGGACCTATCAACATCATCAAGGTATTGTAACAATACCTCACCACCACCTCCAACGGTAGCCATCTGTTGTTGAACCCTGTTCACAAACACTTTGTAGTGTTGTTGAAGTTGATCAAAGGTTACAAAGTTCTTATCCAGTGGAGTAAGAGTATCACTATTATTAGTAGAAGGAGGTTCATTTAGAAGCCCTTCTTGAAGAACCTCATACTCATATCCAATCTTATCTAACTTCTCTTTAATTAACTCTTCGTTCGCATCAGCACTCTTTCTCAGCTCTTTAAATACTTGTTCTCTGAGTTCAAAGATAGTGTTAGGAGTCTTCTTAATGTACTCCTCTACAGCAATAACACTTGATCTCAGTTTGTTGAGATCCTTCACTTCCTCTCTGAAGAATACCTTAATGGTTTCTTTAGTCTCTTCTAGTCTCTCTTCAAGAGTTTCATATAACTCTACTTTGAGTTCTCTAATTCTTGATTCAGTTCTAAGATCAGACTGAAGGACTTCCTTCTTATACTTAGGAAGTTGATTCTCTTTGATGTCATTACAAAGATTGTAAACTTCAAGTACTTGATCTTTATATGCAGACAGTTCTTTCTTATTAGAGGAGAGAATTTGTTCCTGAATATTTCGGAAAGCACCATCAATTAAAGACACTGAATGAGTAATCTCCTCTTCCAGGACTTGTTTGTCTTCAATAGATTCTTCTACAACATCAATGACTTCTTTCGTCTCATTAAAAAGTTGGGATGGTGTAATCATAATATCATTCTTATGTTTTCCATCTAGATGGGTTTGTCCTTCTAGTATTTATCAATAGTATTATACCTTATGGAGAGTCAGATACAAAGTTAGAGGATGCCATATTAGTCATTGTCTGGTCTGCGTTTCCGACATTATCCTCAATAGTTGGGAAGGTATCACCATCACCCATCCTATAAACATGAGCAGCTGATGGACTGAAGGCAGTAAGGTCAGTTGGTACTCCAGAGTTGTAGAGACTGGAAACTTGAGTTGATGTAAGTTCTTGATTCCAATATCCAAACTCATCAATGAGAGAACCTTTCAGGTGGAAACCAGATGGGTTACGACCAAACCCAACAAATATAGGTTCAATAGGTCCAGCACTAGCAGGAACTCCCACTACAGGATCTCCATCACTAAAGTCAGTTCCAGTAGTTGCTACTTCTGAACCATTGATATAAATTTTCAAAGTATATGGAGCATTTAATTCCAAACCATCAGTGCTACCATCATAAGTCACAACAATATGATGCCAACCATTAGAAGAAGCAACTGTTCCTACAGCTGTTTGAATAGTCAATCTATTACTACTACCTGAAACAGCATACTGTAATCTAAGTCTTTGCCTACTATTGGCATCACCCTTCCATCTTAAATCAATATAACTTGTTCCACTAAATGTTCCTAATTGACTAAAGGCAAAGAAAATGGATTGATTGGAAGTAGTATCGGTATTTGGTTTAAACCACATAGAATAACTATGGGCAGGCATTGCCTGACCACTTGACTTCTGAAGGTTTGTAAATTCACCACTCTGTCTTGTTCTGATGGTATATTCAGTGTCATCAAACTGTGTGGATTTTGAGTTTGTATAATCTTGAGTTACATTCAGTGTAATGGTAGTCTTTGCCATCCCAACATAGTTGTGTGCTCTCAGGGTCATATTGTATGTACCAGCATTCAAATCAGAACCACCAATAAGTTTCTGTGGGTGGTTGGTGACCTGACAGACACCCTCTGGTAAGTTAGTCCATTCAAATGCAGACACCTCACCACCAGTTGTGGTTGCCTCATAGTTGATGATAGTTCCCACACCAACAGTAATGGAACTGGCAGAAGAAATGACTGGAGGTTGTGCTCCACCAGTCTGAGTGAAGAGAGAGTTTAGATCATTAACTACACTTGCTTGTGTAGTTCCAAGACCAACACCACCAATGGTTACATTTGCAACTCTCAGTCCCTCATAGATGGTAATATCTGATGATGCCTGTCTAGTTGTGATATTGATATTTTCTCCACTTGCTGATGCCTTGAGATAATCAGTAGGGTACTGATCACCATTGTCCAACAGAATGGTACTGAATGAGTCATCAACCTTGAAATCAATAGTGTCTGAATCACTCATAATAAATCTACCAGTCTGACTGATAGTATTAGCAGCATCATTGATATAATTTACAGCACCCTGAGCACTGGAGAACCCAACATTATCAGCATCAACAAATAAAGTATATGGTACTCTAAAGAACTCGTAGATACTACTACCAGCACCAACATCCCTAATATTATTTTCAATATTAATTCTATCTGTTGTTCCAGCAGAAACACTTGCACTCAAACAACCATTCCAAAATACAGGTTGTGTTGAGTTATAGAAGTTGATGCAGTTACCTGCGTGATTATGTACTACTCTAATTGTATTCATCGTTGGATAGTAAAAAGAACACCAATAGGATTAACAAGAATTGGATTATCTGCCTTGATAGCAACAAGAGATCTAGAATTGACATCCTGTTGGTTTGCCATATATGCAGTGATGGTTGGTCTTAAAAGGAAACCTTTTCCAACACTTCCACTACCGTAAAAGAAAGGTGTGATTGTAAGTGGGAATGTGAAGGTGACGTTATCATTAGCATCACGGTTAGCATAGATGAGAGCAAGCTGTACAGTTGTATTGGTGACCATAGGCATGACATTGAAGTCAAATCTTGCCAGAACTAAATCACCTACCTGACACTCCTTCAGACTGAATGAACCAAGTGCCTGTGTGTATTTAAGACTTCCAGAAGTCTGTGCATTATTGAATGCTGTATTTTCACTGAAGTCAAAGAAGTGATCTACACCAGCAGGGGCAGTGAGTCCACCAAAGAGACCTTTTGTGTTGTCGTATTGAGGATTAGTTTCTCCCCACCATTGATTATCTCTGGCTTGGTTTCCTGCAGTGGACATACCAAACCTGTACCAGGTTTCCGAATCTGCTAGTTCCTGTGTGTATTCTATGTAATCAGAAGGGTCTTGTGAAGCTTCAGTTCCAGTTTGATAATCAACAAAGGAACTTGATCTATCATATCCACCCTGAGACTTAATTGCTCTTGGGACTGCACCACCAGTGATATACTCTGGATAGGTGAAGGTGTTTGCAATACTTACATTAGTTGCAGATGAAATACCAGTAGTTAGAGTACCATAGTCAGTGGTTTCAATTCTCTTTACATTATCGTGATACAGATCTACCGAACCATTATTATTGAAGAAAGCATAGTCTTCACTAGTGGCAGAATTAAGAAGTCTGATTTGATTACTACGAAGTTGTAGTTGACCAGTTCCAGCGTTCTGAATGATACCTGTTCCAGCAGTTGTGTGCTGAATCTGCAAGTCATCATTATCACCAAAGTTCAGTTTCTGATTATCTGCAAACTGAGTACCAATGCCACCACCTGAGATAACTTCCCATGCCTGGTTTCTTCTAGCATAAGGACCACCTGTCTTAGGTGCATCCTCAATACCACCTCCACCAAGTGAAGACAACTGAACAGAAATCCTATCAAGGAATAGTTGATAGTGTTCCTTTAGGTCATCAAAGGTTGCAAACTTTGTGTCATTGAGAGGATCAGTTTCTTCAGTAATCTCATCAAGGATCTTGATTGATTGATCAATAACACTTGGAGTTGGTTTGAGTGGTTCTGGTTTGATGAGATCTTCTGTTTCAATCTCTGTTGGAACATAGTCATCTCTCCAGTCAGTTGCATCAACTTCTTCTATGAAGTCTTCTGCAACTTCTGCAACAATCTCTTCCTTCTCTTCCTCTGTCTCAGAGAACAACCAAGATTCAAAGGCAGCTGCTTGTTTCTCAACCTTTTCTGAATTGACTTTATCCTTTTTGATCTCTTCTTTAACCTCTGAGAAGATTGAATTTATATCAATCTCCCCGACAAGTTCTCTAAACTCATCTTTCTTTTTCTTCTTATCTTCAGCAATAATCTTGAAGAAATCGCCTAACCCTTCACTCATATCTTTATACCGCTGTAGTTGTTAACGCAATACCCACATCTCCTCCACTGAAGAAATCATCAACCATTTGTTGTGAATTGTTTGTAGCCCCACCAAATCCAGCACCTATGTAGATTGGATTACCATCACAAGCAGCATCCTTGGTTGCAATGACCTCACCATTTGATTCATCAAAGATGTCAAGAGTATTGTCAGAATGATATCTAATAGAGAACTTAGTGCTTCCAGGATTAGGATCATCCCACTTGGTAGCAGTATAGTTAGAGTTACTGGTATTGAAAGTCATTCCATCCAAATCCATTATCTCCTCAGAGGTATTTAATCTCCAACTCCAATCCCACATCCCAGGATTATTCTCTACATTAGTGAGACCAGATGAAGCATTACCAGTTTTCCATATACCAAAACGAGTATTGGTAGCTGTAAGAGGAAGTTGCCAGTGCATCTTATATCCCTGAGCAAGTCCATCCTTATGTCTCCACACTTGATCTGCCTTGTGTGCAAGAACCTGACCAGTGGATGCAATACCAACAGAAAGAGAAGTGTTCTCTGGGAAGCTACCTATTCTCCAGTTCTCCCAAGGGTTGTAGTAGTTAGGTGGCTCATGAGCACATTCCCAACCATATACCTGAACACCTTGAGTAACAGGAAGTCTGGTTGAGTCTCCACCCATAGAGATAAAGATGGGATTACCATCAAGTGCTGATGAAGATTCAGCAAGTTTAGTTCTTACACCTGCGTTCAAACTATAACATACAAGTTTGTTAGTTCCATACTCATACTGTAGTCTCATACTTGTGCCAGCAGTTGGGGTTAGAGTACTAGCAGTACCAACTTTAGTAAATCCAGCATCCTGATCTGCTGTATCTTTGAGATATCCACCTCTCCAGAATTTGACACCAGATGAGTAAGTACTATATGAACTATCCAGAACACCAATAACCATATTATTCTTGGTGGAACCATTCTGGTTCTGGTTCAATTGAGTCCAGACAAACTCTTGTCCTGGTCTCATCTTCTCACCCCAGGTTACATTATATAATCCATTACCATTACTATAATGACCATTACTAAAGGTAAGGCTATTAGTTGCTTCCTGCAATGCATGTCCATTAGCAGTCAGGACCAACCAAGCATTCGAATTAGAACTTGGGTCCCAATCACGATACTCCATGAACCAGGCTTTCTTGTTCCACTCCCATTCCCATTGACAAATGTTTGTTTCGTAATTAGGAGCATCTGTTGCACCAAACAGATGAGGATAAATCTCACCACTGAGAGTATTATCACCAGTGAGGATTTGTTCATCAGTATCCTCATCAAATAGATCCCATGTATTATCTGAATTATATCTCCAAGAGACATTTCTACCTGTCAAATTTAATGTAGTATTACCTGTATTGTATGCAGTGTAGTTGGTATTAATAGTAGCGTTCATCTGATTTGATGCTACGTTGCTACTATTAATTCTCCAAGAACCAGTGGCACTATTGTATGGGTTGTTAGGTCCATCACCAAGACCAGTGGTTCCACCATATCCAACACCCCAGTATTGAAGTTTGGCAGTATCAACAAATGTTGTCTTAAGTTTCAGTCCAGATTTCAATGACCTAGTAGACTTCCACATCTCATCATCGACAACACCACTATGAACAGTCTTACCAGTTAGTGCATTTATATGAGATTTCAGTTCCCATTCTGATTGTCTGTGAGTAGGTGTTGGAAGGGAAGATCCACCAGTATTATCACCACCACGAGAGAGGTAGATGTATTGTGTTGTTACACCTACTAGTGCAGCATTGGCATTGGATAACAACCAATCACCTGATCCATCGATTTCCCAGAGTTGTAGTTTGTTGGTATTATAATCCCATCTCACAGCATATGATCCATTGTCTACTTGGATATCTTTTGCCATCTGGACACCAGTAGGTCCAGCGGATGTAGTAGCAGCCTCCCAGTCAGTTCTATTGTGATTGTACTGCCACTTGGTTGACCAGTTAGATTTGTTTCTAACATTGTCACTACCAGTTACACCAGTACCACCATCCCATATACCAATATGGAAACTATTACCAGGGACTGAGAACTTAAGTTCTTCTCCCCTATGAAGAGGTTCACCCCAGTAAACAACACCCTGATCAATATCATGGGTACTATTTTCTAAGGATTTGTTTGAGTTGTGATACTTAAAGTTAGTTTGGTCTTGATAATATTGAACTGTGGTAATACCAGGAAGGTGTACATTAGCGTTATCTGATATAGCAAAACTGATGGTGATTGGATTTCCATCCTCTGCCAAGTTAGCAGTTGCAATACCAATAGGAGTATTAGAACCTCTGTATATCTCTAACTTATTAGTATCTCCATTATACCGGAGACGCATAAAGGAAGCGTTATTACTGATTGTAGTGTATTGAGTAACACCACTCCCAAATCCAAATCCTTGACTATCAAGCTCTGTACCAGCATTGTCGATGTGGTGACCATCAGCATTACTATTTCTGAACACTAGAACCCTTTCCCAGTTAGCAACATTACCTGATGTTGTTGGGTCATAAGTTGTATTGCCTCCCCACTTACCTACCCAGTATGCACCAGTACCACTCATTGAGTGAGTCCATACCATCTCTTGATACGGTTTCAACTGAACACCATAGTAGTATGGGTTGTTCTGTTCGGGTGGATTAGTGGATGTAATACCAGGACCAGCTGTAGAGAAACCTGCACCAGGAGTCAGATACTGCTGATACCAGTTGAAATCATTGATTGTTGTTACATGATCTGGAACACCAGTAAGAGCACTGTATGGTAAGCTGTGTGCATCTGTAAGATCAAATGCTGGTGTAGGATCAGAATCACCCAGAGTGAAATTAACTCCACCAAGTCCAGTAATATGTGGATTGAGTTTAGTGGAATCAATAAGTCCTGTGATCTTAGATCCATCTATACTGTCAATCTGACCACTAGTAACAAGACCAACAATATTAGATGAATTGACTACACCCATATTAAGAGTGATTGTTGATACACCTGCAGTTGGTGAAGTAACAGAAGAAACAACATCCCCTCTAAAATCAAATACGGTAACACCCGTACCAACATATCCACCACTGGTTGTAATACCAATCTGATCAACACATATATTTGCAACATCATCAGCTACCGTAACAAAATCAATACCACCCTTAAAGTTAAGGGTAGTACCACCACCAACTAGTGCTCCATTCTTTTGAATATCAATTTCGTTAGACTTCTTATTGGCCTGGTCATTGATATAATCAATGACTTGTTGCAGACTAAATCCAAGATCTGCTACAAGAAACTGATTTGCTTTATTCTTGATTCTAGTAGGAAGAATTCTTTTAAAAAGTCTTCTTGGTGTGACACCATCTCTACTAAACTGATCACTTCTGGTAATCCTAATTTTACCTGGTCGAGAGGGGTTTTCAACTGCAGCAACAATACCACCCAGAGGTGCTGCAGGAACTCTACTTCCATCAAAAAAGATACGACCTGCGGATACACCTGCATAAATTCTTACGTTTTTTGACATCTTACGTTACTATGTTGATTGTTAGGGCCATCATTTGAAGATCACCTTCATCACTCGCTCTTGCAGAGATATTAAAGGATCCAGCTGTTTGTTTGGTAAGTCCATACAACGAACTACCAACATAAAAGTTGATCAGCGTCTCACTTATATATGGTTGGTCAGCACCCTCGTTACAGATAAGACCTTGCTCTCTTATAATACTAAAGTTAGTCAATCCAGTCCCTTGAGTTTCGGTATTTGTAGTAAAGTTTAAACCAAAATCAAGGTTGGTATTATCAATATCAGGGTCAAATTCAGCAGCAATTCTAACGATTACTGAGGAGCCTGGATCTAAACCAGCAAGTGAGAATTCTGTTTGACCAGTACCAATTGTAGCACCAGCACCAATCCAAGGATCATTGCTGTTAGCAATGAGCATCTTCTCAGGTAAGAAATCATACTTATCTGATCTAACTGATGGTTGAATCAATACAAATGTATCAGCAGGAAGAGTCTGAATTGTATTTGCTATGCCACTAGAGTAGTAATGAGTACTGTATCTGTAGTAACCTTGATGGTAATCATTCATGAAGGTTGCAATACCCACTGAAGTCACACCAACATATTCAGTACCATTGTGTTGGATCATGCTACCTGCAGTTCCAACAACACTAATACCACCTCCTCCTCCACCACCACTAGCAGTGGCACCTACCCACTTATCAAGGGAAGAATCATACTTGAGGAACTTACCATTAACCTTTGCTGAATCTCTATCAATATCATCAAGGAACTCAAGTCTGACTTCACCACCGCCACCAAGGGTAGAAAGTTGCTGTTGAATTCTATTCAAGAACAACCTGTAATGATTAGACAGGTCATCAAGTGTAGCAAAGTTCTTGTCTAATGGAGTCAGAGGATCTGTATTGTCCTCTGTGGGAGGAACAACTAAGATACTTTCTTTCAGACCTTCGATCTTTTTATTCAGTTTGTTTTCAAGAACCTCAACTAGATTCCTAACACTTTTAACTGAATCACTAACTTCACTGATCTGTTCATCATAATACCTAACCTCAGGAAGATTGTCAATCTCTTCCTTGAGTCCTCTCAGATAAACATTGACCTTTGAATCCTTTTGTTCCTGACTTTCTATAATCTCGTTAAGAGATTTACCAAGTTTCTTATATTGTGCTCCAAGTTCTTTCTTGAGTTTACTATCATCCTCCTGAAGTTCCTTCTTCAGGTTCCACACTTTAACAGAAGTATCTTTTATTTCCTTAAAAATCTTTTCCTTAGTCTCACCAATCGTTTCAATGAGAGTATTTTCAGATGATGTAAGTTTCTCATCAATAGACTTAATATACTTGGCGTCAACACCAGCTTCAAACTTGACAACATCAATCGACTCGACGAGATCATTGATCTCCATTTCGAGTTTACTCTTGATCTCAGTGAGATTACTAACTAGGTTCTCTTGACCCTCATCAAGTTGAGAGAAAGTCTTGATGATCCATCTGAAGTCAGGGATATATCTATCCTTTACTTCATGAATACTTTCTTTCAGTTCTTTAATATCTTGATCGTAATACTTGACTTCAGGAACTGAAGGAATACTATCTCTTAGTTCTTGGATCTCTTTATCATAGTATCTAACTTCAGGAACTGAAGGGATACTCTCCTTAATTTCTTTGATCTCTTGATCATAAGACTTGAACTCAGGAATATCTTTTCTGAGATCTTCAATCTGATGCACCAAGTCATACAATTCCTTGTCGTATGACTTGACTTCTGGGATACTATTCCTCACACCTTCAATCAGTGTGATTACACTTGAGAGGTCAGCAGTAATAGGAGCTGGTTGTTCTACAACCTCCTCTTGAATAACCTCTTCTTCTAAAAACTCTTTATAGGATGGCAAATCAGCTTCAACACTCTCACTCAAAGGAGGAGGGGTTTTTTCGATGAAATCATTTACAGAAGGGAGTGTAGATGTATCCTTTATGAAATCATTTACTGACGGCAAATCCTCATTCATCAACTTACTAATCACTAAAACCTTACATAATATTTATAATACAATAAAAAACCACCCTTGTTAAGAGTGGTGTGACAATTATTAATCATCCCAAGTTTCAGGATGAAGATAAGGATTTAGATTTCGTTTCTTATTCATATATTCTCGATGAGCGGTAAGACGCTTTATCGCAAATTGTTTTCTATCAATAGAATGATTATAAGAAACATCTCTCAAGTGATTGAGATAAGAACTGAAAAACTCCTTTATTTTATCTATCATTAGTAATCAGGATGGTTGCCCCATCCATTGTGATTGTTTACATCATAGAGCCAAGCATCTGGATCTGAGAACTGATATTTGTTGTGGTTCCATACATCACGAGGAATACAAGCTCCACCAAGTGCAGAGTAGTATTGATCGTTGTAACCATAAACTCCCCACTGATCGTAGATAGGACACTGATGACCAGAATACCGTGTTGGAGTTTCAAACTCAAACTGTCGTTCTACAACATCACCAACATCATCTAACCCCTGATCAGGAACAGCTAGACGGAATGCACGAGTAACAGATTGAACATACTTACCAGACCCATAGGTACAAGTCACACTGTAAGCATTCTCAGTGTTTTCTCTAGCCTCTGATGTACAATTTTCAGTAACTGTTGGTGGTGTTTCAGTACCACCTTCATAAGATGCTGCAAATACTACTGCTGCTGATTCAGAAACACCAAGATTTTTAGCTCTCAGTTGTGCTTCGTAGGGTGCTATGGACATCTGAGCAATCGTGGGAGCTGCCGCTCCCATAACGCTAAGTCCCACCAGTGAGGACATTAAGTTCATTAGCTCTTAACAGGGTTACCAGGGATGCCATCGACCATTGTTACTGTGTGGGTATCACCACCACCAACAAATGCAAAGGCGGCTGTGTCTCCACAAGTGATAGCGGCATTGGTAATATCACCTGTAGCTACTGCTGCAACATCACCTTCTGATGCAGTTCCACCAATGATTGCAATTGAACAAGTCTTGGCTGCGTTCACTGCGGTTGATTGAGCTGCTGCTGACTTAGCTCGGTCTTGTGCCTTAGTCAATTGAGGCAATGCCACTGCAGAAAGTACACCAACGATTGCCACAACGACCATCAATTCAATCAATGTAAATCCGTTTTGTTTCCGGTTCTTCTTAGAAGAGATACGACGAAGAAGAGTGGATTGAAAGTTTGTCATGTTGTTTGGGGTTGTTCCCTTGACTACCTTTATAATATAGGTCATCAAGAGGCCGGATTCCAGTAGTAATCGATGAGGGGTTTCTGAGGGTTCTCTGAGTTGGTATCAAGGGATACCAAAAGGCATAAAAAAACCACCCTGTTGGGGGTGGTGAGTTTGATGTTATAAAGTTTTATATCAACCGATTGTAGGAGCAGTTAGGGCCACAGGTGTGGAGCTAGTTGCTGCAAGATCAAGCGGGAAGTTGTGTGCGTTTCTTTCGTGCATGACTTCCATTCCGAGTCCTGCACGGTTGAGCACATCTGCCCAAGTGTTGATGACACGTCCTTGTGACTCGACGATTGACTGGTTGAAGTTGAATCCATTGAGGTTGAAGGCCATGGTGCTTACTCCAAGAGCAGTGAACCAAATACCAACCACAGGCCAAGCAGCAAGGAAGAAGTGAAGACTACGTGAGTTATTGAAGCTGGCGTATTGAAAAATGAGGCGACCGAAGTAGCCGTGAGCAGCGACAATATTATAAGTCTCTTCCTCTTGTCCGAACTTGTAACCATAGTTTTGTGATTCAGTTTCAGTTGTCTCTCTAACGAGTGAAGATGTAACAAGTGAGCCATGCATTGCCGAGAAGAGTGAACCACCGAAGACACCGGCAACTCCCAACATGTGGAAGGGGTGCATCAGGATGTTGTGCTCAGCCTGGAATACAAGCATGTAGTTGAATGTACCACTGATACCGAGAGGCATTGCATCTGAGAAACTTCCTTGACCAAAAGGATAAACAAGGAACACTGCTGAGGCAGCAGCAACAGGAGC